CTACAAGGCGGATCGTTCTGACTTCAAGTATGAGATGCGTCGTGCGGTGTCGGAGATCGTCGAAGAGATCATCGAGAAACAACTGAACGACTGATGTACAGATCAGGCTTAGAGGGTAAGGTCGCTGACCTACTCTCTAGCTTGAAAGTTAAATACGAATACGAATCACGCAAACTCGCTTACGTTCTTGAATGCAACTACATCCCAGACTTTCTTTTGCCGAATGGTATCTTTCTAGAAGTGAAAGGACGCCTGACAAGCGAGGATCGCCGCAAGATGAAGGCAGTAAAGAAGAGCAATCCCGAATTAGATATTCGCTTTGTCTTTCAAGCACCCTTTAACAAGATCTACAAAGGATCTAAAACCACCTATGCGAAGTGGTGTGACAAGCACGGCTTCCCATGGTGTTCATACCAATCCATCCCAATCTCATGGCTAACCTAAAGTACGGCACACCTGAATTTTACGCAGAAGGTTTCGCTGATTACCTAGCTGACGTTGATGCAGACAACCCCGCAACCATTGATAATTTGATGAAGGGTTTCTACCTAGCACTTGACGACTGGTTTAACTATCACGAACAACAAGCTAATGCATACGCACAACTCCGACAGCGAGTTCGTGAGGCACTTACCATGTGACAACTGTGGCTCATCAGATGCAAACTCTTTGTATTCTGATGGGCACACTTTTTGCTTTTCATGCAATTCGTACGGTCACACCGAAGAAGTTGTTCACAATCATAAAATGACCACCAATGTACAATTACGTGGCTCAGCCGAACGGCTGCAGAAACGACGAATCTCCGAAAAAGTCTGTCAAAAATACAGAATCCACAAAGACGGAGACGTTCTACGCTTCTATTATTTCAGCGAGTCTGGAGTACTTGAAGGATGTAAAGTAAAGACTAAAGACAAAGTATTCACCTATGAAGGCAATGTCCCAGGCACACTCTTTGGACAACACTTATTTCCCGCCACTGGAAAACGAGTCGTCATTACAGAAGGCGAACTCGATGCGGCTAGTTGTCAGGAAGCTATGCCGGGGTGGCCGATGGTTTCTTTACCTAGCGGTGCCGCAGCGGCCAGGAAGTCGATTCAAAGGGCTATCCCCTGGCTCCAGGGTTATGAGGAGATTGTCCTGTTCTTCGACAATGACGAGGCTGGCTGTAAGGCGGCGGAGGATGCAGCAAGCGTCCTGCCACCTGGGAAGACGAAGATTGCACGACTGGAGGTATATAAGGATGCTTCAGACGCGCTACAGGCAAACGATCCGCAACTGATTCGTGAGGCTATTTGGAACGCCATACCGTACCGTCCTGACGGCATTGTAGATGGCAAATCATTACTTGAGCTTGTAACTACACCGTCACCTCCGGCAGATCATGACTACCCATTCCAAGGATTACAAAACAAGTTACACGGGATCCGGTATGGAGAGCTTGTCACGATTACTGCTGGCTCTGGGATCGGGAAGTCCAGTTTCTGTCGTGAACTCGCAACTAACCTTCTCAATAAAGGCGAACGGGTCGGTTACTTGGCGCTTGAAGAATCCAACCGTCGAACAGCACTCGGGCTGATGTCCGCTGCTGTAGGCAAATCCCTACACCTAGGAGAACACGATCGTTCTACACTGACTGATGCATACGAGAAGACTCTTGCTGATTGGAATCTTTATTTATTCGATGGGTTTGGTTCTTTTGACCCGGACCTGATCTACAACCGTATTGAGTATCTGGCAACAGGTCTTGATGCAAAGGTCATTTTCCTAGATCACCTGTCTATCCTGCTTAGCGGCTTGGATGGAGATGAGCGACGGATGATTGACACAACCATGACAAAGCTACGTTCACTTGTTGAGCGTACTGGAGTCGCAATGTTTCTCGTCTCCCACCTCAGGCGAACGTCATCTGATACGAACCATGAGGAAGGAGCACGTGTTACACTTGGACAGCTGCGCGGAAGTGCGGCAATTGCACAACTCTCTGACGGAGTTATTGCACTCGAACGCGACCAACAGACCACAACTGGAAACAGTAATACAACAGTGCGAGTCCTTAAGAATCGCTATTCTGGCGAAGTTGGCGTCGCGTGTAATCTGAGCTACGATTTATCCACCTGTAAATTCAATGAAACTCAACCCGAACCAGAGTTCGATGCAACCACTGACTTTTAAGCGTCCGAACCCACCTACTCCCGAAGCAGTTGCGAAGGCACAGTTCATCGACAAAACGTATCAATGGAAGGGCGCTGCTTCAAACAAGCAATGACTACCCTAATTTTTGACTTAGAAACAAACGGATTATTGTATGATCTTACCCGTATCCACTGTTTGGTCATCTATGATTACGAGGCTGATCAAACCCTTGTTTACAATGACGAGGGTAACAAAGAACCAATTGTCCGTGGAATCTCCCGACTAGAAGAATCTGACTGCATTGTCGGTCACAACATCATTGGTTATGACATACCAGCGATACAGAAGCTGTACTCCTGGTTTGAACCTCCTGGTGTCGTGATGGATACGCTGCTTCTGTCACGTCTTTATCACGCTGACCTGCTGACTGTTGACAAGAAACGTAATTGGAAACACATGCCACTCCAGATGTACGGACGACACAGCCTTGAAGCTTATGGCTATCGGCTTGGCGAGTACAAAGGATCATTCTCCAAGACTACTGATTGGAAGGAATGGTCACAAGAGATGGAGGACTACTGTGTCCAAGACGTTGTTGTTACCAAAAAACTATGCAAACACTTCCACCCCTACCTGACTGGCTCTCGTTAGAGCACAAGGTAGCACAAATACTCACCCAACAAGAACTACATGGATGGTACTTCGATGAGAGGCAAGCGTATGAGCTTGAATCTACTTTGCGAGATGAACTGGAAACTATTACAGGATCACTACGAGCAAGGCATCCTCTCATTGCAGGATCGGAATTTACTCCTAAGCGAAATAACAAAACTTCTGGTTACGTTGAGGGATGCCCCTTTACTCGACTCAAAGAGTTCAACCCCACAAGTAGAGACCACATTGCTTGGGTAATGCAACAGCACTACGGCTGGGAACCTACACAGTTCACAGACAAAGGTAAGCCTGTTATTGATGAAGTAGTTCTTAAGGATATTGGTACGCCAATCTCCCTTCAGTTCTTCCGTTGTTTGGAGCTAACAAAATCGCTTGGCATGTTGTCGGAAGGCATCAATGCCTGGTTGAAGTTAGTAAGAAACAACCGTATTCATCACCACTGTTCAGTCTCCACGAACACTTTTAGATGTGCTCACCGTAAGCCCAACTTAGCCCAAGTTCCTAGCGATGCAGAATTTAGAAAACTCTTCAGAGCGTCGCCTGCCTTGGTCATGGTCGGTGCTGACCTGGCTGGTATTGAGCTACGTATGTTGGCACACTATCTGGCTAGGTATGACGAAGGTCGTTATGCCGACATTCTCCTCAACGGTGACATACACCAGGAAAATGCTGACAAGATCGGCATCTCTCGTAAACAAGTAAAGACTGTAACTTATGCCTTTCTATACGGGGCTGGCGATGCCAAGCTGGGAAGAAGCTATGATCCTCAACTCTCAGAAAAAGATGCAAAGAAAAAAGGTAAGGAGATACGTCAAGCTTACATGGATGCAGTACCGGGACTTGAGAAACTGGTTTCTGCGGTTAAGTCCAAAGCGGAATCTGGTTACATCAATTTGTGTGACTCTCGCCGCTGCTCTGTTGATGGTAGCCACAAAGCCCTCAACTATCTCCTACAAGGATCCGCTGGTGTAATTGCCAAGCGATGGATGCTTATCAACCACGACAACACCCAAGAGCTATGCTGCTCACAACTAGCATTTGTGCATGACGAACTCCAATTCGAGTGTTCTCCCGAGCACGTCGAACCCTTACGAACATCCCTGGTACGCTCAGCTGAGGAAGCTGGACAGTACTACAACCTACGAATACCAATCGCCGCTGAAGCACAGACAGGCGACAACTGGAGTGAAGTACACTAATGGCTGTTAAATCTAAAACCGCACTTGGACGAGTTCAATTTCAATCTCGTGCCAAATTCAAACACACCCGACAAGGTAACGGCAAACGCAGTCTTCCTTCGCACGGGCGCAAGCTCCGGCGGGGGCAAGGTAAATGAGTCTACTGATTGATGCAGACTACATCGTTTACAAATGCTGTGCCGCCAACGAAACTGAAATCGACTGGGGAGATGAAGTCATCACCGTCACCAGTCGCTTCAGTGACGCCTACTCGATGGTCGAACGAGAACTATTCAAGATCGCAACAGATCTTGGATGCTTCGACGATTCTATTTTGTTTTTTACTGATAGTGTCAATTTCCGTAAACGAATTGATCCAGCGTATAAAGGACATCGAAACCGGAAGAAGCCGTGCGGGTATCGACGAGTTATCAACAAGCTCAAAGAGGACTACCAAGTTGTAGTCATGCCTGAGCTAGAAGCTGATGATGCTCTTGGCATCTACGCTACTAAAGAATCGGGACACATCATTTGCAGTCCCGACAAAGACATGCGACAAATACCTGGAGACCTTTATGATTTATCTGATGGTGTCATCACAATCACCAAAGAAGAAGGTGAGCGTTGGCACTACGTTCAGACGCTGGCTGGTGACCAAACTGATGGGTATAGCGGAGTTCCTGGATTCGGCATCAAACGAGCAATCGCCTTCTTTGAAGAGAACGGCTACTCGTGGGAAACAATCGTTAAAGCATTTGAGTCAAAAGGACTTGACAAATCTGCTGCTATCCGAAATGCACAGCTTGCAAAGATCCTTCAATGCACCGATTATGACTTCGATACCCAGTCCGTCAAACTATGGACCCCCACCTCCGATTGTTGAACTAACAATGGAACAACAGTTTAAGATGCGTCAGATTGAAGATGCTCTTAAACATCCTGAATCATCTAAAGAAGATATCATTACTATCTTCCTAGCCCTGCAGAAGCAATGCTTTGTCCTGGGTAATTCACTCACTAACCTTGTAAAACATTGGCCAAAACCAACTCAACTGGACCCGACTACTATCGACGAGGTTCTATCCAAGTTTGGGATTTCATCCGAGACCAAGGACTAAGTTTCCACCTGGGTAATTCCATTAAATACATCTGCCGTGCTGGTTACAAAACAGCTGACCGTAAGGCAGACCTTCGTAAAGCAATCCACTACCTTCAGAACGAACTAGAAAATGAAATCCTTAATGAGTCAAGCCCAAGAGTTTCGCCGTGGTTTCCAAGTAACGAACACAACGCGCTGCTGGCCGCCAGCTTCACGGGCGATGCAGAAGCGTTTGATCGTTGAGGAGTTCAAAGAGTTCCTAGAGGCTGAACAACAGCTGTTGTACGGCTATACACGCAACGCTGAAGAGTGTTTAAAAGAACTTGCAGACCTTGTTTATGTCTGCTATCAATACGCTGCTAATCTGGACTGGGATCTGGATGAAGCAATGGACCGTGTACACCAAAGCAACATGAGTAAGCTTGGTGAAGACGGTAAACCCATCCGCCGTGAAGACGGCAAGGTTCTCAAAGGACCAAACTACAAACCCCCTACCCTTACTGATCTCGTTTAATAATGTCCGCCACTACCAAAGAACTCGTCGCTCGCACTGGGCGCGTACAGTCATGGAT